CTGGTGGTTCTGCCGCATCCGCAACAACACTTCGAGGTATAAAAGTTATGAGACTTACCTCTGTAAGTGGAACATTTACAGTTGATGAAGAAATAAATCAGACCTCTACTGGCGCAGTTGGAAAAGTAGTAGAATGGGATTCTACAAATAATCTTTTACATTATATACAAACAAGATTTAATGATGAAGGTGTAGATAGTAATGGAAATCTTACAGCATTTAGTGGAGCTAACGTTGTTACTGGTATATCATCTTCAGCAACAGGAACACCGGGTGGTTCTACAACTGTAGATAACATTACATTTACAAGTGGGTATGCTGCATCTGAAATTGACGCTGACACAGGAGATGTTTTATACATAGAAAACAGAGCACCAATCACAAGAGCATCAGATCAAACAGAGAACGTTAAATTAATCGTTGAATTTTAGGAAAGATAAATGCCAAGTCCAACAGACTTTAACCTTTCACCATACTTTGATGACTTCAGTGAGTCGAAAAAGTTTCATAGAGTTCTTTTTAGACCGGCCTTTGCTGTTCAAGCTCGAGAATTAACACAATCTCAAACTATATTACAAAATCAAGTAGAAAGAATATCAGACCATCTTTTTGAAAAAGGTGCTATGATTATTCCAGGTGAAATAACTTTCGACTTGGATTATTATGCTGTAAAACTTACTTCACGTTCATCTACATTAGCAAATTATATTGGTGCTACATTGACGGGTGCTACATCAGGAGTAAAAGCAGTTGTAATTAATGCTGTCGCTACTGATGGAACTGACCCCGATACTTTATATGTAAAATATACACAAACAGGCACAAACAATACTTCATTAGTTTTTACAAACGCTGAAACAGTTAACGCCGTGAATATGGCTGACTCATCAAGTGCTACATTAGTTGTTGCTTCAACAGCTACAGGTTCAGCTGCTAACATTGCGAGTGGTGTTTATTACATAAATGGATTTCATGTATCAGTTACAGCACAAACTTTAATATTAGACAAATATACTAATACGCCTAGTTACAGAATAGGTTTAACAATTACAGAAAGTTTTGTTACACCAAATGACGATGCTACACTAAATGATAATGCGGCAGGTTCTTCAAACGTAAATGCTCCTGGAGCTCACAGATTTAAAATAAACTTAACATTAGCTAAAAAAACATTATCATCAACATCAGACTCAAACTTCGTAGAATTACTAAGATTAGAAAATGGATTTAGACAGAACCAAGTTCGTTCTACAGAATATGCAATTTTAGAAGATACATTAGCAAGAAGAACTTTTGATGAATCAGGTGATTATTCAATAAAAGAATTTGATTTAGACATTAGAGAACATTTAATTTCAGGAAACAATAGAGGTATTTTTACATCAGCTAATGGTGGTTCTGAAGCTAAATTAGCAGCAGGCTTATCACCAGGAAAAGCGTATGTAAAAGGTTATGAAATAGAAACAATAGGTACAACTTTTTTAGATGTAGATAAAGCAAGAGAGTTTGATACACAAAATAATAATAAAACAAGATTTGATTTACAAAATTTTGTTAATGTAACAAATGTCTTTGGTTCACCTGATATAGGATTTGTTTCAGGCGATGTAGAAGCATTTAAAAATGTAAATTTATTTGATACAGCAACAGTAACAAGAGGCACACAACAATCTACATCTGGCGTTAATGTGCCTCAAATTGGTCGTGCTAAATCCAGAGGCTTTGAATTAAAAAGTGGTTCAGCAACTTCTTTTATATTTGCTAGTTCTAGTTTAACAAGTGCTATTTACAAACATTTTATTTTTGATATTGAAATGTTTACACATCTAAACATCAACACTTCACAATCATTTACAAACGGTGAAAAAGTTACAGGCGGCACATCTGGTGCTACTGGTATTGTTCAATCACTATCTGCTACAAAAGATGCCGTTGTTACAAATATTACACAAACAGCAACAGGCACAGCCAGTGTTGTAACTTCATCATCACACTCATTTAAAGATGGTATGCAGATACGTTTTTCAAATCCATCTTTTAGTGCCGTTGATTCAACTTCAACAGTTGTAACGGTAGATGACAATACGATATTTACAGTAAAAAATGTAACTACAAATACTTTTGAATTATTTGACTCAGCTGGTACGAGTGCCATTAGTGCTACTTCATTTACTTCAGGTGGTATAGCAAGACATGGTGTTGTAGTTTTAAATAATGTAATTGGTACTTTTTCTGCCGGCGAAACAATTACAGGTGGCACTTCATCAAATACAGCTGTGATACAAGCAGATCGTTATGGATTTAATGGTGTACGTAGTTTTGATTTTAGTTCTATAAAACAAATAGGTATGGCTGGGTCGCCAACATATACAGCTGACACATCAATTGATAGCACTAATGGTGAAACTTTTCCTTTATTTGGAAGTTTTTCTGTTGCAAATAGTGGAACAACAGTTACAGGATTCGGTAGTTTATTTAACACAGAATTACAAATAGGAGATTCAATTAATTTTACAACTGATGCTGGCAATTCAGTAACAAGAATAGTTGAATCTATTTCTTCAGACACAAGTTTAGAATTATCTGTAGCAGTGGGTGCAAGTGATGTTTCTACAAAAACACAAGGCACAAGAAAACGTTGTAAATTACAAGGTTCAAATAAAAATATATCATTATTTAAATTACCTAATAAAAGAATTAAAACATTAAAGACAACATCTAATTCAGGTTTAACAGATACAAACTTTAATGTAAGAAGACATTTTACAGCAACACTATCATCTGGAGCTGCTACAATTACAGCAGGAACAAATGAAACATTTTCTAGTTTAACCGAAAATGATTATACAATTTCAGTAATGACTACAAGTGGCTCAGCTATAGAAGGAAACATATTAAGTATAACAGGCAATAATGCAAATGGTAATCCGATATTTACTTTGGGTGGTTCTCCTACTGGTAAAACATTAACACTTGATTTTGGCTCAGCATATTCTAGTGCTAAAATAAAAATATTAGCAACAGTGATACGTTCAGTTGCTAATTCAAAAACTAAAACATTAAATTCAAATAGCACAGTTGCTATATCAGATCAAACTACAATTGAATCAGGTACAATTGGTTTAGCTAAAGCAGATATTTACGAAATTAATTCTGTTTTTATGTCAGCTAACTTTTCAACAGCGGCGACATCCAGTGATACAGATATTACTAGTAGATTTACTTTAGATAATGGACAAAGAGATAATTTTTATGACATTGGTAGAATTAAATTAAAAACTGGTTCAATAACACCAACAGGTAGATTATTAATTAATTTTGATTATTTCTCACATGGTGCAGGAGATTATTTTGACATAGATTCTTATTCAGGTGTTATAGATTATGAAGATATAGCTTCTTATACTTCAGATACATCAGGTGAAAAATTTGATTTAAGAGACACTTTAGATTTTAGACCACGTGTTGATGATGCTTCAACAGTAATAAGTTCTACACAAAGTAGACAATACAGCGGTTCAGGAGCTTCAACAATTGATATAGTAGAATTTGATTCAGATATAACATCTGATTTTGAGTTTTTTTTACCTAGAATTGATAAAATATTTTTAGATAAAGATGGCAATTTTAAAGTTGTCAGTGGTGCAAGTTCATTAAGTCCTACAATACCTAAAGGACTTGAAAATGCTATGCACTTATATACAATATTTTTAAAAGCTTATACGTTAGACACAAGTGATTTAGTTATAGAAAAACAAGATAACAAACGATATACAATGAGAGATATTGGCCGTTTAGAAAAAAGAATTGAAAATGTAGAATTTTATACACAACTATCTTTATTAGAAACACAGGCTCAATCTTTACAAATACAAGATGCAGAAGGATTTGATAGATTTAAAAATGGATTTATTGTCGATAACTTTACAGGCCACGGCATAGGTGACGTAAATAATTTAGATTATAAAGCTTCTATTGATATGTCAGGTGGTTTTTTAAGACCTATGTTTAGTTCTGAGTCTGTTCAATTAATCGAAGCAGATGATGATGGCACAGCAATAGTCGCCGCTGATCGAACAGCAGCTAATTACGCTAAAACAGGTGATTTAATTACATTACCTTATAGCGAAACAACCATGATTGAACAACCATATGCTAGTAGATTTGTAAATGTAAATCCATTTAATATATTTACTTGGGCAGGTTCAGTTACACTTGATCCGCCAGGTGATGAATGGAAAGAAACAAATAGAGTTCCTGACTTAGTAATAAATCAAGAGGGAGCTTTTGATACAATGTTACGTAATTTAAATAATCCTAATTTACAAAGTGTAGAAATTGATACCATATGGAATGAGTGGCAAGATTTTTGGCAAGGCGCACCAGTTGAATCTTCTACTGTTACAAATAGAAGAAGAGGTAATCAAGATGGCTGGACAGTTGATCTAGCAGATATTACTACTACAACAACACAACAAGTTTCTCAAACACGTTCTGGTATAAGAACCGCTTTAGTTCCTCAAGTTGTAAGAACATCTTTAGGTGATAAAATTTTAAATATAGCTTTCATACCTTTTATCAGAAGTAAAACAATTAGTTTTTCTGCTACAAGAATGAAACCTAATACAAGAGTTTATCCTTTCTTTGATAATATAGATACAACTGCTTATGTAACACCAACAGGCGGTGCATTGGCCGGTAATTTAGTAACAGATGCTAATGGTGCCGTGTCAGGTACTTTTGCTATTCCTGATCCTACTGTTGACGCAAATCCTAGATGGAGAACAGGACAAAGAGTATTCAGATTAACCAGTTCATCTACTAATTCAACAAATGATGTGGAAACTTCTGCTGAAGCAGATTATATAGCAAAAGGGTCATTAGAAACTGTGCAAAATACAATTGTATCTACAAGAGAGCCACAATTAGTAAGACAAACAGTTAATGATACAAGAAATATTGTAAGAGAATCTACAAGAACAAATACAGAAGTTGTAGGTTGGATTGACCCTATAGCACAAACATTTTTAATAGATGACACAGGTGGTGTATTTTTAACTTCAATCGAAACTTATTTTGAATCAAAAGATGATAACATACCTGTCACTTTACAAATAAGAGAAGTTGTAAATGGTTATCCTTCTCGTAGTATTGTGCCTTTTGGTGAAGTTGTATTAAATCCAAGTTCAGTAAATATATCTAGTGATGCTACAACATCTACTAAGTTTACATTTCCTTCACCAGTTTATTTACAAGAAAAAACAGAATATTGTTTTTGTTTATTAAGTAACTGTGATAATTATAATGCTTGGGTTGCAACATTAGGTGAAACACAAACAGGTTCAGATCGTACTATCTCTGCTAATCCATATGCTGGCGTTTTCTTTAAATCACAAAACGGCTCTACTTGGACAGCAGATCAAACAACAGATATTAAATTTAAAATAAATCGAGCTGAATTTACTAACGTTACAGGTACAGTTACATTAGTAAATGATGCTTTAAGTTCAAAAACATTACCTAATAATTCATTAAGAACAACAAATGGTTCAGGTGTAATAAGAGTATCACATAAAAATCATGGTATGCATGGCACAAGTAATAATGTTACAATTGCAGGCGTGGCTTCTGGAACTTATAACGGTATTACTTCAGCACAAATTAATGGCACTTATACAAGTATTTCAAACGTTACACTTGATAGTTACGATATTACAACTGCTGGTACAGCGACATCTACAGGCGATGTT